CCGGGCAATTCTCGCAGCACGGTATCTCTTCTTTTTCCGTTGTCATGATTCACCTCCATTGATATACTTCAACATCTCTTCATCCCGCATAAGCCGGTCGTGCATCGTGGCATCTTCCGGCAGCTGTGGGAACCGGGCACCGAGCGATTCAGTTGTCAAGGGTTGCTTAACTACTGGAATCCCCAACTGTTCCGCCAACGAGGGCTGCATAGGGAGATCCGTAGTATGCAGAGATCCCGGCTGGAAACATGATTTGCCGTGATTCGGATCGCCGGGCTCAGGTTGCGTGAGTGGGCGCTTTCTTGGCATTCACTCACCCCTCATTAATTTGCGATCATCATCTGTTGCACATTCTGGATGGATCCACCCGTCCGATACGCGCCAGATCGTGATCCCCTCAATGAAAGTCTCTCCACACCGAGCGCAATGATTGGCATCTTTCTTTGATTCGGTCATTTCAACCCCTTCGGGCACATCCCAGTCTTCACCAGGTTCTCGATATAGCATTTTCCACCATACTTGGTCGTAATCATCTCAGTGAACCAGTACTCCCAGAAGACGCGGTTGTAATTCGTCTTTGAGTGGCACGAGTGGCATAGCGGGACGAATAACGGAACAGTCCCATCACAGCACACTTTTTTATTGTACGTCACGTGATGCACGTGAAGTTTCTTCCCGTTTTCCTTTTCTGACATCCCGCATTCTGGACATTGATATCCAAAGAAGGCCCGGACGCGCTCTTTGAATTCTCTGTTAAACTTCGGACAGTAGGGTTCGAATGAGATTCCCCCTTTCCATCCAGAACCTTTCTCCCCTTTATTTGCCTCGGACATTTTCCTCAGCGTCTCTTCCGTGAAGGATCTCCCTTTCAGTGCATCACTCAATTTCCGCCGAGTTTCTTTAGATGGGGGTTTTCCAAAGTTGTGGTTGTTCTCTCCCTTCTGGGATTCAGACATTTTCCTCCGTGACTCTTCAGAAGGGTGCCTTCCTTTACCGGCCTCACTTATTTTTCTTCGGATTTCTTCAGAATGGTGTCTCCCAAAGAACGGGTTTTTCTCTCCCTTAAGCGATTCTGAGATTTTTCTTCGCGTCTCTTCTGAGCGATGTTTACCGCTACCGACGGCTGCAATTTCTTTCATTGGATCGCCGTTGCGGGGCCGTGTACCATCTGCGAGCGGAAAGTTGTCGGTGCAATCAGAGGGGATCATGGTTTATTCTCCAAATCCTCAATACATTCCAGGGCAAACACGATGGCGTGTTGCATATCCGTAGTTAGTGGGGATGAATTTAACAACAGGATATTCAAGTTGTTTTTGTGGATTTTTTCAATGTCCGTAAGTGTCATCCGCTCACGCCCTTTTTCTCGCGCTTTTTGGTCAGGCCAAGTTCATGAGCCTTCACCCGGATCGCCCCGACATTCCGGTTTTTCAGATACGGTACAAGATCGCTTTCCGCAATAGTCGGATAATACCGTTTCAGCGTATCGATCTCATCTTCGGACCACTCGCTTTTTTTGGTGATCCGGTTCTCAAGTTCGGGTATAATTCCCATATCTAACAATTGTAACTAATAGTATAAAAGTATTGTTAGATGAGTTTTTTGTATGGTTGTCTCACCGTCTGAAAAAAGGGAGGATTATTCCGGTTCACGATATCCGCATTGTAATTCCTCTCCGTCGTTTGACATTCCGTTGTAGAGGGAGCATCCGGTACAATCTCCGACATCTTGTGTCCCTCCATATTCTGGATTCGGACATTCTACTGTCCGTTTCACATCAAGTCTCATCTTCGTTCACCTCCCCGCTCGTGCCGGTAGTGCAGTCTGATCCGGTGCAAGATCGCGCTTCAGGCCGCAAGCGTACAGCACCGAGGATCTCCACGATATACGCGGTTCGCTGTGACCGTTGCCGAGATTATACGAGTACTCGCGCCCGTGCTCCATCCCGCGCTTGGTGAGCCGCCAGAGCCGGCCATCACGGTACTGAAATGGTCTCCATTCGCCATCTTCCCGGTAGTTCTCCAGCCACTTATTAAGCCGGTCCGCTGTCAGGTGAGGATCTCCACAGAGCTCCACGAGACCGGAGGGATTGTACCATCCTGGTTCACCGTGTCGAACCGATACGGCCTGCCTCTCCAGGACTTCCGCGAACGCATCGTACATGTCGTTTTTGTGCCGCCGTAATGCCGCCGCTTGCATCAGTTTAGGGTCTGTGCCGGTCAGCTCTGCGATCTGTTTGGCCTCCAAGAGGTCATCAGATATCACTTCATCAAGTTCTCGGGGTTCTGGTTGTGCCGGGGCGATCTCCTTTTTCCGGTACCGCTGGATGAGTTCGGGTACCCACCGCTGAAACCGGAGAATATTAGCTGCTGCTGCCTTGTTCTTGAGTTTGCCCGTTGTGATCCTCCCAATGAGAAGATAGAGGCCCCGTTCGTTGACACAGAACCCGGTTTCAGACGGTGACATTTTGTCACACATCGAAACCCCGCACACAAACCCCCGGAAAGCCTCACTATTCCGCATCAGGATATTGTGGGGGGTTGTCCTATCTATTCCCCATGCTGCCGCAAGATCGACAATGGGAAACCACGGTTCACCGGCTCGTTCAAGGGCCCGGATCTCTTTGCCATCGAATAATGGCGATAGTGCATCGGTCATGGTTTCACATCCACATAATCAAACAGGATATTGTTGATCTCCGTTTCCGGTTCGCAATCGTCGGGCGGTTTAGTCATGGCCGGTACACTCCATCACCTTCATTGAGGGCATCGTCAAGCCATGCAGCTCTGGCTCCACTCTTCATTGCCTTGATAATCTCTTTTGCCGTGATCTCGTGGTCACAGACACAGAAGTTAACGTCATTCAGAAAGATCCGATATTCTTTTTCACCCATGCCGGCATCTTGACGATATATTTTCCACGGGGCGACATCATAGACAATCTCTCCCAATGCGGCTATTCCAGGGGCGCTCATCGCTCACCTACTACGAGTTCCCGCCAAACGGCACGCGGGAGTACGCAGGGATCATTGGGATCGCATACGGAGCACTGGTAGACGGTCATTGCCTTGTCTCCGTATCAATCTCTTCAGGGCAATATAACCCACTCACTGAGAAGGCTTTTCGCAGGCAGACAGATTCCGCAACCTTCAGGATCATCGCTGAGGGGTTGGTCTTCCAGACCGAGTATCCGGTGTTGTACTCAGAGAATGGAACATCCGTCTTGAATGAATGCGTCATATCGTTCCTCCAGATCTCGCACCATGCAGAGACCGGCTTCTTATCCTCCCCGGCGCCCTCATAGACAACTCCCGATTGCATCCCGTCAAAGTGCCCGGACCGGTGCGCGATTGCCAGCATCCCGTCACGCCCTGCGAATATCAGGGCCGGGGTGTTGGCGTTGCGCTTAACTGCCCAGATCTGCTTCAGGAGCGGGTCCAGACCGTACGTGTTCGCCATATGCATCAGGAGTTCAAATTCGGTGTCGGTGCAATCAGGAGCAACCTTTGCCTTGATCAGATCCACCTTTGCGTTGAATGCCCACTTCACCGGAATGATGTCAGCCGGCTGGATCGTCTTCACGGTCATTGATTCGCACATCTGGCAATCGCTGTCGGGTGAGTTCGGATTACAACCCATGCACGGCGATGATATTTTGTCCTTAACTCTCTGTTCGGCCTCACGTTCTCGCTCAGCAGCATCTTTTGGTAACTGCTTTGGCGGAGTCTCAATATATTTCTGCGCTTCTGATGGTGCCACCGGCTCCGGCCAGATTTTGCTGATCTTCCCGTCTTTCGTCGTGAAGCACACCCGCGCCTTCTTTTCGATGTTATCCAGATATTTCTGCACGAAATCCAGCACCGTGAAAGCCCGGTCTGCTTGTTCTCCATCGACAAGGATCCGGCAGCCCCGAAATCCGGTGCCCTCCTTATCAGTTAAAGTGCCGTGATTGGTTGGCGCTTCCGTCATGGGTCCACCACCGTTATAATAGTTGTCGGCCCGTGATAGTGTTCAATGTTGGCCGTGCCATTTTCTCCCGTCTTCTGGATCAGATACGACTCCCCGCCCAATATCGGATACACAGATATCCCGTCGCGGGTCATCAGTTCTCCGATCAGATCCTCAGAGGATATCGCAGATAGGATGTCCTGCAAAGTTCTGGCTGCGTGTTCGGCGGATTTGCTCATCGCCGCACCACCTGATACTGATCCGGTGCCTGCGTTGTTGCAACCACTCCGGGCGCGTTGTTCAGCACAATCGGCTTTACCAGTTTGTCAGCAACACCAAGAGGGATCTTTTCCCCCATGTGCTGCATCTTCTCATTGAGATCCCGGATCTCGAGATCTCGGATCATTTTCCACTCTTCCGGGAACACCTCGCGGAACTTCTCTGGATTGATCGCCCTGACGATCCGGCCCGCTTTAACATCCAGCCGGCAATTCTCATCCTCTGCGATCTGCTCCTTGATTGCGTAGTCAAGCGCCTCGGTGCGCTTCTGCATGAGATCCGCGATCTGGTCCTGCAATAGTGCGATCTGCCCGTCAATATCCCATACGCGGGTGAGCGGGTTGATGATCACGGTTGGC